CCGGCCACAAGCGGGCCGCGATGACCTTCCTGGAGGGCCACGCCTACGGCGACGACGACCCCGACGACCTGCACGCAGACATCGACGACTACGAGGCGTGGGTCCTGGAGCTGGCAGGCCAGCCCGTACCGACGCTGATCGAGGGACCCAAGGTGGTGACCGAGGGCACGGTCGTGAAGCACGAGCTGGAGGTCGTCACGACCGAGGAACTGATCGACCTGCTCAACCTGAACTGACCCAAGGCGAAACCTCCTGAAGGGAGGTCCGGGGTGGGTGGCATCCCCCGCTGATGAGCCTGCCGAACCAAGAGGAGAACCACAGTGACCCCCAAGTTCCGCACCCACGACCTGAACGTCCGCGACTCGAAGCGCACCGACAAGGCGAGGACGCTGGCCCGCAAGGTGATCCGGGAGAACAAGTACGAGGGCACCGAGGCCGTCGTCCGCATCAACGCCAACGTCTGACCGGGAGAGACACCGTGCCCAGCACCGAAGAGATCAAGCGGTACGTCACCGACCAGGTGGCGCAGGACATCATCGACACCGCCTCGTACGGAGGCATCACGTACTGGGCGACGGAGCCCACCGCGGAGGAGTTCGCCGGCCTGCCCGAGGGCAAGACGTGGACGATCACCGAGGGCACCGCGCCGCACCCGATCTTCGCCTTCGACGACGTGCGTGAGGTCGAGGGAGTCCACTACCTGAGCGCCGACGACATCCGCGAGGCGTACGCCAAGCTGCTCGACATCGACCAGGCGTACGTGAACCGGGAGTACCACGGCTACGTCATCGAGTCGTGGATGGACCGGGACGACAAGCAGGGCATCGACGCCGGGCACATCGACGCGGGCACGGCGGACGTGATCGTCCAGCTCGCCGCACTGGGGGAGATCCGCTACGGCTGAGGGTAGTGTGCAACCTGCGCACTTGTGATACTGTCACCACATCAAGGCGAAACCACCGGGAGGTGGTCGGGCGGAGTGGATCTCCGTCCCCGATGAGCCAACCAAGTGTGAAGGTGTGACCGATGAACGTCATCGAACGGATCAACCACTACGACCCGCCGACCCTGGCCCGCCTCGCGCAGTGCGCCGAGCCGGACTCGCGGGTGAGTGAGGGCGCCGACTTCCTCGCCCTGGTGCGGGACAAGGTGGTCGACATGGCCGAGGAGTTCGGGGAGGTGAGCACCCCCTACCGCGAGGCCATCCAGGACGCCGCCGCCGACATCGGTAGCGAGGCCGAGCCCAGCGTGAAGTGGCGCCGGTTCGTGGACCTGAGTGCCTACAAGGAGAACGTCACCGAGTTCGGACGGCCCAGCCCGGACACCCCCGAAGGGCACGCCGACCTGGCCCTGTTCTTCATCGGGTTCCGCCTGGCCAGTGCACTGATCACCGAGATTGAGAAGGGCTGAACACCATGGGACGCATGAAGGACATCGCCATCGACCTGATGAGCTTCGAGTCGGACGAGCTGGAGATCGACGAGATCGTGGAGCTCTTCGCCTTCCTGATCCGCAGCGGTCTGGTGTGGACGTTGCAGGGGTGGTACGGCCGGGCCGCGCTGGACCTGATCGACGCCGGGATCATCAGCTCCGAGGGCGAGATCCTCAGTGAGCAGGTGCCCGCATGAGTGACCTGCCCCGCCAGCTCAGTGCGCGAGTCGACGAGGAACTGGCCCGCCACATCCAGACGCTCGCCCCCACGGGCCTGAGCTACAGCGAGATCATCAAGCGGGCGGTCGCCCAGTTCGCCCTGACGTACCAGGTAGCCGTGGACAACGGCGTCGCCCGACCGCACGAGATTCCCAGGCTGACCGCCTTCAAGTTCGAGCTCCCTCCCCTCTGGCAGCCGCCGAGAACCGGAGCGATCACCCTTCCCCCGCTGAACCTGACCAAGGAGAACTGACCATGAAGCTCACCGCCAAGATCGCCGCCGTCGTCGCCCTCGCGGCCGGGTTCCTGCTCGGCTCGGCCACCACGACCAGCCCGAGGGGCGAGGTGCAGGTGGAGTCGGTGGCCACGGCCATCTCCTACTCGCCGGCCTCCCTCCCGACCCGCCCGTGCGCTGACGACAGCGACGACAAGAACTGCTACTGGGACGCGGCCAAGCGGGGCAACGGCAAGGGGTACTCGTACTACGTCGACCGCTCCGGCAAGGTGACGTACCTGAACCCGAAGCTGAACGACCCGGCCAAGCGTGAGGCGTGGGCCAAGACGAACAAGGCCGCGCACCGCGAGTACTGGGGCACGGTCTGGGGTCACCGCCTGTGCTGGGCCAAGGTCGGCGACACCTCGTACATCTACTGCTTCGACGGTCACCGCGAAACGTCCTGACCTGAGTGTGTAAGTGTGCCGAAACCTCCTGAAGGGAGGTCGGGGTGGGGCGGCGCTCACCTCCTGATGATGGCAGCCATGACGAGAGGGGCATCACCGTGAACGAGAAGCGCAGCCGACTCGGCAAGAACGAGGTCTCCGGCCTGGGCAAGCTGTACCTGCATGGAGGGGAGGGCCTGAAGCGTGACGACCTGGGCCTGACCAACGCCGAGTACTCCGTCTTCGCGAAGCTGGCCTGGTTCGGCCTGGCCAAGCGCGAGCAGGAGCAGAGGTGGACGATCACCGACCTGGGTATCGCGTTCATCGAAGGCAGGGCCCGCGTCCAGGCGGTCGCCCTCACTGTGGCCCGTGAGTTCGCCGGCCTCACTGGTGAGCTCATCAAGGCGAGCGACGTGAACGACGCCTTCTACTTCGAGGCGGTCTGAGATGACCGACCTGATCGTAGGGCTGTCGGGCTACGCCCGCAGCGGGAAGAACACCGCGGCCGACGCCCTGATCCAGCGAGGCTGGAGGCAGGCGGGCTACGCCGACAAGCTGAAGGAGTTCCTGTACGCAGTGAACCCCTTGATCCCTGGGCACTACGGTGCCGGGAGCCTGCGCCTGCGGCAGCTCGTCGACTCGACCGGCTGGGACTACGCGAAGACTGCATACCCCGAGGTGCGGTCCCTGCTCCAGCGCACGGGCACCGAGGCAGGCCGGCGAGTGCTCGGCGATGACGTGTGGGTGGACGCCCTGTACTCCGACCACAAGGACGCGGCCGGCCTGGTCGTCACCGACGTCCGCTTCCCCAACGAGGCGGAGGCCGTGGCCAAGCGTGGTGGCGTGATGATCCGGGTCGAGAGGCCCGGTGTGGGCCCGACCAAGGACAAGCACGGACGAGCCCACGTGAGCGAGACCGCACTGGATGACTGGCCCTTCGACCACGTGCTGGTCAACGACGGGTCGGTGGACGACCTGCATCGCAAGCTGCACGGCGTCGCCGAACTTGTGCAAGTGTGACGGTGTGATACTGTGACACTCACAAGGCCGGGGGAGCTCGACGAACTCCCCGAAGGTACGACGATCGAGATCCTGGACAAGCGCGGGACCGAGCTCGTCAAGCAGGGCGGTGACTGGTGGAGCACCGGCAAGACCGCCACCCAGAACACCTACGCCTACGTCAACACGCGCCGCTACGGCGCCACCGTGAGAGGAATTGAGCAGTGAGCAAGGCAGCAGAGAACCTGGGGTCGGCCATCCAGGAGATGGAGGCGGCCTTCCGGGCAGCGTTCGTGCACGAGCAGGGCGACATCAAGGACAAGGTCCGCGCACTGATCGAGAAGTACCAGGGCAAGGAGGACGGCCGCCAGGCCGCGCTCGACAAGCTCGTCGAGGAGGGGGAGTACGAGGGCACGTACGCCTACGACTCGGCCCTGACTGACCAGGAGGGTGACGCGGCGGACGACCTCGCCGGCCTGCTGCGTGAGCTGGGCGAGCTGGTCAAGGCCACCTCTTGAGGATCACCCCACGGGGGTACGAACTGAAGAAGGTGGTGGACATCCTCGAAGACCCCACCTTCGACAGCCCGGAGCAACTGGCCAAGGCCGTGATCAAAGAGGTCGCCGAGATGCTCCAGATGCGGGACCTGGTGGTGATGGTCCACACCTGGGCGGACGGCACCAAGGGCCTGAACTTCGGACCCTTCGGCAACGCTGCCGAGGCGGAAGCCTTCGCCAAGAAGATGAGCTTCGGAGGTACGGGCCGGCTGGTCCCGCTGACGTCCTCCGGGATCATCCTCGCCAACGCCGAGGGCAAGCAGGACGGGTGGCCCGGCTACTGCTGGAACCCTGAGTGTGGACACAGCCCCAACAACCACGCGATCGACGGTGCCTCGCGTGGTAAATGCCATCGAGTGGAGTGTAAGTGTGACCGCTTTATCAAGGACGACCCGAGCATCAAGGCCAAGAAGAAGACGGCGGCACGGAAGTCGAGCGCCGCCAAGGGCGTCAACGAACTGTAGAGGAGATCAGACGTGAGCAACTGCGACTGGAGGAGCTGCCCATGTGGAGTGAAGCGCGGGTTCCTGACTGAACGAGATGCCGAGAAGGCGCTCGGCCGAGCCCGAGCCAAGCGGAGCCGACAGGGCGAGGCACGAGGCACCATGCGCGGGCTGAAGGTGGAGTCCCGCTGGTACCAGTGCGACGAGGGTGGCTACCACCTGACGTCCGAGTCCCGCGCGTCGTACGAGAACCGCATCGAAAGCTACAACGAGAACCGCATCACGGGCGGTCTGTTCAAGGAGGTAACGAAGTGAGTGCAGGGTGGGACTGGGTTGCTGAGGGACAGCGCATCGCGGAGGCGACGCGTCAGGCCGGCGAGCTGAACGTCGAGGCCATCAAGGCGGAGTCGATCGTGTTCGAGGAGACGCCGGCCCCGACGACGGGCAGCCGCGGGTTCGTGGACGAGGTCCACGCACTGAAGAACGAGGTCGACATCTGCCGGGCCGGCCACTGCGCCTCGGGGTACGAGGCGGTGCGCCTGGGAGATGAGGTGAAGCGGCTGAGGGCTCAGGTTGCCCGACTCCAGGGCGCGAAGCCGAAGACGGTGGCCGCTCTACACGAGGCCCTGTCTCACCTCGGGGAGGGTGTGTAAGTGTCGCTTCCCATCGGACCGCTTGACCCGGTCACGCCCGACGACGTGCTCATCGTCTACGGGTTCCACCAGGCCCGCCTCTACCCCGAGTTCGACCGCAACAACGTCTACACCCTGCACGGGGTCGCCGCCTTCGGCCGGCTGAACGGACGCCAGCCCAAGCGGGTGTTCCACACCGGCCTCGGCCTGAGTCGGGAGGCAGACCGGCTGAGGCGTGAGCTCGCCGCTCTCGAAGGCAAGTACGGCACGACGGTGCACCACGTGAACGAGCTCTACATGTACGAAGAGGAGATCCCCACCCCGTGACCACCATCCAGACCCGCGGTGACGTCACCGTCGAGCTCGTCAAGCACAGCGCGACCGACTCTGACGTAGCCACCGCGGCCCGAGTCTCCACCATCGGAGGCAACCACGAGAACGTCGTCGACCTGACCCGAGACCAGGGCCTGATCAACTACCTGATGCGCGACCGGCACGGCAGCCCCTTCGAGCACACCTCGTTCACCTTCTACGTCGAGGCCCCGCTGTTCGTGGCCCGCGAGCACATGCGTCACCGCGCCGGCCACTCGTACAACGAGGAGAGCGGACGCTACAAGGAACTGGCGCCCGTCTTCTACGTCCCCGACCACGGGCGCAACCTGGTGCAGGTCGGCAAGCCCGGCGCCTACGTCTTCGAGCCCGGTAACGCAGGCCAGTACGACTGCATGTCCGCCTACATGACCAGCGCCTACACCGAGGCGTACGACGCCTACCAGGGCATGCTCGACGCAGGCATCGCCCGCGAGGTGGCCCGCATGGTACTGCCGGTGGGGATCTTCACCTCCTACTACGTGACGTGCAACGCACGCAGCCTGATGCACTTCCTCGGACTGCGTACCCAGAGCGCAGTCGCCACGCAGCCCAGCTTCCCCCAGCGCGAGATCGAGATGGTCGCCGAGAAGATGGAAGACCACCTCGCCGAGCAGATGCCCCTCACCTACGCCGCGTTCAACAGGAACGGGCGGGTGGCACCGTGAGCGACAGCCCCATCGTGAGCGTCGAGTGGCGCCGCACCAAGTGGACCCCCGCCGAGAAGGAACTCCTCGCCAGAATTCTCCTGGGTCCTACACGCAAGACGGACTGACTTCAGATACACTTTCACAAGGCCCGATGCCTCCCCAGACGCCATGTCTGGGGAGGCTTTCGTGTATCCACATCCCGAGGGGGGACCATGTCTACCAAGACCCTGGCCCGGCGCAAGGTTCTGCGCGTGGCCATCTACCTGCGCGTATCCACGTCCAAGCAGCTCGACGGCTACGGCCTGGACGTGCAAGACGAGCGATGCCGGGCGTGGGTCGCCTACGAACTGCGCAACGTGCCGCACACCATCGTGGACGTCTACCGGGACGAGGGCGTGTCGGGCAAACTTGCACACCGAGACGACCTGGACCGCCTCACCGCGGACATCGAGGCCGGCCTCATCGACATCGTCGTCTTCGCCAAGCTCGACCGCATCGGGCGCACCATGAAGAACATCCACCGCTGGGTCTACGACGTGACCGACATCGTGGTCGACGAGGCCACCGGCCGGAAGGTGCGCGTCGCCACCGCGGACGGACGCATCGACTCCGACGACGACATGTTCGGAATCCAGCTCTCCCTCCTCGCATACATGGCCGAGGTCGAGCACGCCCTGATCCTGGAGCGCACGATGGGCGGCCGGATCAAGAAGATCGCCGGGGGTGGGTGGGCCAGCGGTATCCCGCCCTACGGCTACATGCTCGACGACGAGGGCGAGCCCGTCGTCAACCCGGACGAGCAGGAGCTGGTCCACAAGGCGGCCGAGTTCCTCGTCGACAAGCGGATGAAGCGAGGCGAGGCAGCCGACGCGCTGAACGATCTGAAGTACCGCACCCGCACCGGCAAGCGGTGGGAGGGCAACAACCTGATCCTCCGCCTGAAGCTGTCCGTGCGCGGATACGTCGACTTCACCTTCGCCGGCCAGAACGAGGACGGCGAGGAGATCACCACCTCCTACCGCGTGGAGCTGCCCCCTCTGTTCGAGGACGAGGCCCGCCGCGCGGCCCTGGAAGCCGCCCTCCAGGACATGAAGGGCACCCCGCGCACCTCGTACAGCAACCACCTGCTCTCGGGCCACCTGATCAGCCTGTGCGGCTCCAGCCGGTACGGTGCAGCCCGCGCCGACCATGGCGACGTCGTCTACCGCTGCTCGAACCAGGGCACGATCGCCGAGGGGCACACCTGCAAGCAGTTCCCGGCCGCCCCGACCGAGGAGTACGTCTGGGACGAGGTCTCCAAGCTCCTGACTGACCCCGACGCCATCCGCGGACTGATCGACAAGTGGCTGGGCAGCGTCCCCGAGCGCGCCGAGTCCTACCGGGAACGCCTGAAGGAGATCGACGACAAGCTCAACCGGCTGCGCAACGCCCGGCGCAAGAAGATCGCTGCGCTGCTCGACTCGGACGACGACGACGACCTGGACCTGCTCGCGGAGATCAAGGAGCAGATCGCGGAGAAGGAGAAGGAGCTCCGCGAGGAGCAGGCGCGGATCACCGAGTGGCTGGAGGAGTCCGAGGAGAAGGAGGCGAAGGCCGACAGCATGCGGGCGGTCGTCGACCGCATCGGCTCCAACGTCCACGATCTTGAGACGCCCGACAAGAAGAAGATCCTGGAGCTCCTGAAGGTCCGGGTCCAGATCGTCGGCGACAGCGTCTCCGCGCAGTCCGGCGGGACCAAGGACCCGATGCTGGAGTGGCACCGCAAGAGCGGGATACAGATACCGCTGACCGTCTCCGACGAGCAGTGGGCGCGAGTCGAAGGCATCCTGGCAGGAGGACGCAAGCCGAAGGCGGAGGACCGAGCGTGCTTCGAGATGCTGCTGGAGAAGGTGCGTAACGCCTCGGGTTGGCACGACTACGACCGGGACGAACGCATGGGCGGGAAGGGCTGGGGATTCTTCTACCGGCTCGGCCGCCGCTGGTTCGCAGAGGGCATGTACGCCCGAGCCCTGGAGGAGATGAGCCCGTACGAGGGGACCGCAGCTCCTTCTGGTTACACTCTGCCTCCGATGAAGATTTACGGCGCGATCGACGATTCACCGGAGGATGTTGTGGAAGCTGAAACGGGCGGGCGTACTGCCTCCACGAAGGGGATTCGCTCGGACGCTTCAGGTTTCACCTTCGAGATCGGCGGCGCCAAGACGGTCGCCTGACCCCGTCTGACCTGCGCAAACGAAAGGCCCCTTGCCTCACGGCAGGGGGCCTTCGTCATGCCTGGAGTACCAACCGGATGACCTCGCCGAGCATTCCCTGCCCGACTACTACCGCAGGCCGTACTCTGGACGGGAGGTGATTCGATGTCGCTCCAAGAGAACGTCCGCAGCCATCGACGCCGCAAGGGCTGGACGCAAGAACAGCTCGCCGAGGAAGCGGGAGTCTCGGTCGGCGTCGTACGCAAGGCAGAGCAGGGTGGAACCGTCTCCGTCGAGACGATCCACGCCTTCGCCCGCGCCTTAGAAACCACGACCTCCAGTCTCTTCGCGTCCGAGGTCCCGGCCCCCGTGCAGGAGACCGAAGGCGACGGCCCCAAGCTGACCGAGCTGCGCCGCGCACTCATGCCGCCCGTCGGACTGTCGTCCGTGCTCACCGAGCCCACCGAGATCCGAGATCTCGTCTCCATTCAGCGGGACATCGACGACTCGCACAGCCTGTACCACGCCGACCGCTACGACTCCGTCGCGCGGGCCCTGCCCGGCATTCTCCGGGCCTCCGAGACAGCCGTCGCCCTCTCCGAAGGGGAAGCCCGTCAACGCGCCGTGATCACCCGCGCAGGCGCCTTCCTGCTGGCAGGCAAGTACCTCACCCAGGTGCGCCGTTACGACATGGCCTACCACGCACTCTCGCGGGCCATCCTCGACGCTCGCGAGGCCGGGCAGATCCAGCTCGCCGCGACCGGCATCGTCGGCATGGGCTGGCTGCTCCTGCGACAGGACCGCTTCGACGAGGCCGAGCAACTGGCTGCCACCACCGCCCAAGAGGTCGAGCCTCGCATGTCGAGCGCCACTCCGGGCCAGCTCGCCGTGTGGGGTGAGCTACACCAGCGCGTAGCCTCCGCCGCGATACGGAACAACCGCCCCGACGTCGCCAAGGAGGCCCGGCGCATGGCCGCGCAGGCAGCCAGCGGGCTGGACGCCGAGCACACCGACTTCCGTGAGCACTGGTCCTCGTTCGGGCCCGTCACCGCCGAGACGAAGCGGATCGAAGACCTGTCCCTGATCGGGGACGCCCGCGGAGTGCTCAGCCGTGCCGACGACGGCCCGGTAGGGACGAAGGGGCTGAAGAAGCTGGGCCGGCCGAGCCGGAACAACTGGGCGAGGCACCGCCTCGACGTTGCGCGGGCCCACGTCCTGCTCGGCTCCCATCAGGACGGCATGGACGAGCTGATCGGCGTCAAGGCCGAGGCTTCGGAGTGGCTGAAGCACCAGGGCATGGCCCGTCACGTCATGCGGGACATCCTCGGCCACCGCAAGCGGACCCTGACCCAGGACA